TTCTGATAATCCAATTTGATCGATGTCTGGTTTTCGATCACAAGCAAGTGAGATATGCTTGAGGCCTCGCCAGCCTAAGTCTACCCCAGGAACCTCGGTGTTTGAGATCCCACCATTCCAGCCTGAATACCAAGTGTGTAAGAGACGAGCCCGTGCTTGGGCACTCTGGAACACAAGGCGAGCAGAGCTTCGTGCTAGTCGGTTACGACAACGGCAAGCGGCTGATCTGCTCTGGAAGTTGATGACGGTGGAGAAGAACCCCGGTCCCGAGGCAAAGCGCTTTTTACCTGGGAACCACGCAGCGGACATGGCAAAGTCCGTTGTTGAGATCCTCATTCAGTGGCTTGAGCTGTATGGCTTTGACAGCAAGGGCTACTCTCCTACTGGTGACATTCTCCAGTGGCAAATTTGGTTTTCACTACCAGATGGTTGGCTAAAGGTCGCGAAGTACAAGATCGCTGCCTTCTACCAAGAGGCGAACAAGTCTGAGCTTATAGACAAGACGCTTCCGAAACCACCTGAGGGTTTAGTGGGCCATCCCCTGCATTTATTGGGGGGTCGAGCCGGTCGCTTCTTTCGACGTATGATCCGAAAGACAAATCCTTTGCGACACTCGTTCCTGTCTTCACTGTTGCTTGTGAAAGGCGGGATGCCAAGACCTGGAAAGGAGGAGTTGAAGGCAGCTCTGAAAAAAACTATTGAGACGTTGACCACGCCGCGCCGTCGGGACTCTAAACCTGTCAGAGTTCCGGGCAGCAGCCTGGCCTTTCGTCATTCGGAGATGACCTTCGCTGAATTGAAGGAGAGAACGTGTCAGACCGCGCGAGAATTGTTCTGCCGTGAGCGGTGGAATTCGCGCACGTTCTTCGCCAATGCGATCACACCATCGTTTTCCGCGAACTATGTCCGTTCGCGTCGTGATTTCGGTACTTTCGGAGAGCTTGAGGACCTCGGTTTGTTGAGTACGCTCCCTCCTCGGGATTTGCGGCTCCGGCCTGTTGTCCAAGAAGAATTTATTGGCTCGGATACCGAGATGGCCCTGGAACTTTCTGGGCTTGAGAGCATGCGCGATCAGTTTCTGCGCACTTATTTTGATGCCCTCACACGTGCACAGCGTGAACCACCTATTGCTGAAGGTGTTGCGTTAGCTGAAGCGTTGAAGGTCCGTGTTATCACGAAGGGACCTCCGCTCACGCAATATTGTTTAAAACCGATGCAGCAGTGGATGTGGCGGGTGCTGAAGGAACATCCAGCATTCCGACTTATTGGGGACCCAGTGGACACAAAGAACCTGCGAGAGCGTTTGCGGGACTTGTCTGGGAATCAGGCATGGTTGTCCGGTGACTATTCGGACGCTACGAACCAATTGCACCCTGATTTGAGTGAAGCTGTGTGGGAAACGATTTGTGACGTCACTGCCACCCCGCGCGCACTGCGAGATCTTGGCAAGCGAGTTTTGACGGATCACTGGATCATGATTAATAAAGATGGTGAGCTTATGCCTCAGCAATGGGGACAGCTCATGGGTTCCATCATATCTTTTCCGATCCTTTGTATCGTGAATGCAAC